ACGCTATCCCGGGCGCGTCCGGCAAACTCCAGGAGGCCCTGCTGAAGAACGGCGCGTACACGGGCAACTTCCGTGACGCCATGGCCAAGGGCGAGATCACGGCCGACGAGTTCAACCAGGCGCTGCTGGACCTCGGCATGACCGACGTGGCGAAACAGGCCGCGACATCCACCAGCACCATCGAGGGAGCCATGGGCAACCTCGAAGCCGCCGTGGTCGGCGGTCTGACCGACGCGTTCAACCTGTTCAAGCCGGCGGTCACGGGCGGCATCAACGCGGCATCAACTGCCGTGACCAGCCTGGCCACCAACGGCGTGCAGGGATTGCAGACGTTCTTCGGCCAGGTCAAGGACACCGGAGCGTTCACCGCCTTGCAGTCCGCCGCGCAGTCAGTCGGCGGCGGCCTGCAATCATTGTGGAACGGCATCATGGCCGTCGTGAACGCGATGACCGGAGGACAGCCGGCTGGAACCGCGTTCGGCAACGTGCTCAACACCGTCGCCACGGCCGCGCAGACGGTCGGCGGCTGGCTGAAGACCGCAGGCGACTGGATCAGTCGAAACACGGATCTCGTGACCCCTCTCGTGGCCGCGATCGGCGGAGCCGTGGCCGCGGTGACCGCCGTGACCACAGCCATACAGCTGGCCGCGGCCGCGCAAGCGCTGCTCAACGCGGTCATGAACGCGAACCCGATCATGCTGGTCATCACGCTCATCGCCGCGCTCGTGGCCGGACTCACCTACTTCTTCACCTGCACCAACACCGGCAAGGCCGTGTGGTCGAGCTTCACGAGTTTCCTCTCCGGCTGCGTGCAGGGCATCATCGCCTTCTTCTCCGGTCTCGGCTCCACCATCATCGGCATCTTCAACTCGGCCGCGAACGGCGCCAGGAACGCATGGAACGGCGTGGTCGGCTGGTTCCGCGGCCTGCCCAGCTCCATCGCCGGGTTCTTCGGCAACGCCGGCAGCATCCTGTTCAACGCCGGCGCAAGCATCATCAGCGGTTTCCTCAACGGCCTGAAATCGATGTGGAGCAACGTGACCGGCTGGATCAGCGGCATCGGCGACTGGATCAGCGCGCACAAGGGCCCGATCAGCTACGACCGCCGGCTTCTGATCCCGCACGGCAAGGCCATCATGACCGGTTTTGCGCAGGGCCTCAACAACGGGTTCGACAACTCCGTGGAAACCGCCATCGGACGCGCCAACCGCAGACTCGCATCCATGCCGCTCCCCCTCTCCGCCCAAGGGCAGGGAGCCACGCCCGCCGTCATCAACACCTGGAACGTGGAGATCAACGGCGAGGTCATCGACAAGGACGGCACCGCCAAGGCCATCAAACGACTGCTGGCCGACTATGACGCAAGGAGGTCGTGATGCAGCAATGCTTCATGTTCATCGACACCGGCAGCGGCTTGACGCCGGTGAACGATTCCACCAAGGACATCGCGGCCCTAGACTCATTCACGATCGACTGGGGCAGCGACACCATCGACGAACAACCGGAACCCGCCGTGATGTCGTTCACCCTGCGCGACCGCACCGGACGGCTCGCAGGCCAGGCATTGACATTGGCCGGCATGAAGGTGATCGTGCAGTTCTCCAACCAGCCGCGATGGATGGACCTGACACCGGCAATGGGCAGCTGGCAAGATCTGCGCATCACCATCGACTCTCTGCACAAGGCGTACTCTCCAGTCTCTCCGGACTCTCCGGACTCGCCGGCCACAACGATGTTCGCCGGCACCGTCTCCACCGGCGGCAGCGTCGAACCGACCAACGACGGCGGGTGGCTGCTCAAGCTCTCCGCCACATCGAGGATGGCCGTGTGGAAACGCCTGCAATCCCAGGGCCCGACCGACCCGGCCGCGAAATGGGACGGCGCGCACTGGATAGGCACGCCATCGGCACGCCTCGCGGAGATGAACCGCCGGGCATCGGCGCAGGGAGCGCCGGAAGCCCAACTGGACGGGCTCGCCCTGCCATCAAGCGTCGCGCCATACACACCATCCGACCATCCATCGCAGCTCGACCTGCTGCACCAGCTCACCGCCGGCCCACGGCTCCCACAGTGGCATGAGGTCTACGACGGCGCTACATCAAGCCTCCGGCCATTGTTCCTCGCCGACCCGATAGCCGTGCACCTGTCGTCGGACGGCCGTCTCAGCATCCTCACCGGCGGAGAGACACGTCACGCGCTCTCGGCCTCCGACATCGAGGCATCGACCGATCTGAGCATCACCGAACCATTGACTCAGGTGGTCATCAACGCGAAACGCGTCAAATCGGACAACGGCAAGCTCTCGTTCGATGACGTCGAGATCACGATGGGAGACCAGCACCGTCTGCCCTCCCAATTGACCGCCACGCAGAAGAGCCTCACCCTCGATTCCGACATGCTAGCCGTCGATGACTCAGGCGGCGTGTGGAACAGCGGCGGCACCTCGACCGTCAGCGACACCGACCGCGCCAACGTCGCGCAATGGCTCGAATCGCACGACCTGCGCATGGTCCCGGAGACCGTGACGTTCAACAGCACACGAATCGACCCGGCACGGCTGCCATGGCTGTACAAAGCGGCACCATCCGGCCCGTTCCTCATTGTCAAGGCCAAAGCGTCGGCCCTGACCGGCTCCGACGGCCGGCCTGCTTTCACCGGCCCCATCACGACAATCGGCGGGACGCTCTCATACCGATGGCGCGACGGCAAGCCCACACTCGCCCAGGAAGCGACGCTCACGGTGCTCCGGCCGCTGCTGACGAAACGAATCACATGGGACGACCTGCCATCCAGCCTCAGCTGGCAGCAGCTCGACCTGCACATCTGCGACCTCTCGATGATCCAGACAATCGACTGAAGAAAGGAACACCATGACAGCAACAACACCCATCTACGGACTCACGTACCCGGAAGGATCAGATCTCGTGAGCACCGCGCCGGACTCGTTCAAAAGCATGGCCGACACGTTCGAGCAGGCGCTTGACCAAGTGGACCGGAGGACCACGCCGGAAGGCGTCAAACCGGCCGTCGCCACCACCCTCGAAGCCCTTCGGCAGATCACCGGCGTCATCGGCCAACCAGGTTTCGTCACCGGCGGCAACGACGACAACGGCCCATATGTGTGGGACGGCGCGCAATGGGTCAAGACCCGAACCGCCGACATGCCATGGAACGGCACTTGGAGACTCAACTCGCGGATTTACACCGGGCGCAAATGGGAGGACGGCCGCCGCATCTGCATGCAGGTCCGAGAATACAAGAACCTGACCAACAACTCGCGCACCTCACCGGGCTTCAGCATCTACAGCCTACTGGACTACCGCGTCATCACCCAAGGAAAAGGCGGCGCGCTCCAACCGTACCTCGCCACCGACACCTACTGGCATTCAGAAGTCACGGTCACACCATCCGAGATCATCGTGCGAAAAGGCTCATCGAACCCGGGCGCGCTCACCGTCTGGATCGTCTACGTCTACACGGAGCCCGACGCATGATGACGGATCTCATCATTGCCATCGTCGGCGCGGTCGGCGCGGTCGTCGGCGCACTGGTCTCCACCCTCTCGGCCGCCGCGAAGAACAAGATGGAAGCCTACCGGCTCGCGCAGAAGATGCAGGCCGACAACCAACGCCTCTGGCAATGGAACCGGCAACTCATCGCCCACATCTACCGGCGCGCCCCACCACCACCGCCGGAGCCACCGGAAGACCTGTTCGACTAAAGGAAGGAAAGGAACCACATGAGCGGCATCATCTGGAAAGGAAGCCCGAACCATTACGTGGGCCGCAACGGCTACGGCGTCACGCACATCACGCTGCACATCATGGTCGGATACCTCGCCGGCACCGATTCCACGTTCGCCAACCAGTCGAGCCGCGCATCGGCCCACTACGGCATCGGCGCGACCGGAGAGATCCACCAATACGTGTCGGAACTCGACGGCAGCTATTCAGACGCGAACTACGCATCGAATAATTCGACCATCAGCATCGAGCACGAGGGCGGCATGGCTGACGGCGCGGTATGCACCCAGGAGTGCATCGACGCAAGCGCCAGACTGTGCGCCGACATCGCGAGAAGGTACGGATGGAAAAAACTGTGGCACGACGGCCTGAAAGGCAATGTGTGGCTGCACAGGGAGATTCCAGGCACCGACCACCTCGCCTGCCCCGACCTCGCGCCCAACGGACTGCCATACAAGCAGATCATCGACCAAGCAAACCGAATCCTTGAAGGAGGAACCATGTCCAACGCAGGCGACGAAGTATGGAACTGGGCATACAAGCCCAACGGAAAGAACGCCACACCGGGCGGCAACATGTACAATCTGCTCACCTACGAGCTGCCGCAGCGCATCCGCGACAGCATCATGCAATACAGCTACAAGGGCTCGGCACCGGGCGGCAACATCTACAACACCATCTGCTTCGAGATCCCCGGAATGCTGAAACAGCTCACCAAGACCCTTGAAGCGCAGCAGAAGCAGATCAGCGAATTGTCCGAAAAAATCAGCAAGCTGGAAGGGACCGCGAAATGACCGACACGACGGAAAACCGACTCCCGACGGCCAACACAACGGAGGATGACGCAATGCCCGTCTCGGCGCAGATCATGGCCGCCGCCGATGGCAACGCCGAGGCAACAACGCCGAGAATCGACAGCGGCACAATCTCCAGATTCCTCGTGCTGCTCCTTGCGCTTGTCAACCAGGGACTGACCATGTTCGGCCATCCGGTGCTCAACATCGATGACACGACCATCACGCAGCTCGTGAGCCTCGCATGGACAGCCGGCAGCGCCATCTGGTGCTACTGGAAGGACAACGACGTGACCGCGAAAGCCCGCGTCAAAAAGGCGAGGCTGTCGGCACGTCACGCGGCCTAGATAAGCCGGACGGCCGCCGTGGCTTCTCTCAGCCGGCTGGGCGTCATGGCCACGTAATGCTCCGTGGTCTCAACCGATTCATGGCCGAGCAGTTCGGCGACCACGAACAGGTCGTGTGTGGCGGCGTAGGCCGTGGTGGCGAACCGGTGGCGCAGCGTGTGCGCGGCGTATCCGTCCGGCAGCAGGCGGCTGATGTGGTCACCGATATAGGACTCCTCCACATGTCCGCCGAACCGGCCAGGGAACAGGTATCCGTTCGCGTCCATGATGATGCTGGCCAGATCATCCGGCAACGGCACTATGCGCTGCTTGTCGCCTTTGCCGCGCACGATCAATGACCGGCCGGCGTTGTCGGCCACGACGTCATCGCTGTGGACCCGCGCGATCTCGCCACGCCGCAGTCCGCACTCGGCTCCGAGCCGGATCATGAGTTTTTCCGACGACGTGGCCTTCTCCATCGCCGCAGCGATGTAACGGTCCGGGCATGGTCTGGGATGCGCGTGCGGCTTCTTCACCCTTGGCACGTCCAAGCTCGGGTCGTCGCTTCTCCGGCCGCTTTTGTGCAACCATCGGAAGAATGACGAAATGGTGTTCCGGTACGCTTTGCGCGTCTCGGGTTTCCATTGCTGCCGTGCGAACGCCTGCACGATCTGCTCCGTGGTCACGTCTTTGGGGCCTGACGGCATGAGCAGCGCCGCGAGATGCACCATCTTGTATCGTCGGCTTTTGATTGTCTGTGCCGATAGGCCGGCCGCCCTAAGGGTGTCAGTCCACCCTTCGATGCTGTTGCGCCATGGGACCGGTGCGCTGATTTTGTTTCTCATGATCCATCATGGGCATCCTGATCTTCACGCGGCTAAACTGAGCTTGGATAAGCTCAGAAGCCCCATGGATTTGAACCTTGGACCTCTGGTGTCCCCAGAGGTCCACGGTTCAAATCCATGCCCCGCTACCAATTGAAACCGGAAACCTTTTGGTTTCCGGTTTTTTGTTTTCCCCAGGACGTTTCGCTCCTTTTATATAAAGTCCCCATACATATCGAACGCAACCGGCACACACAACGTATGGTCATGCCGCTGTAGCCTTCATAATCGAACATAATCGCAAACCATGTATTAAAACGCTTTACCAAAAGTATTTGAAGAAAGTACTTGTAGCCGCATCGCCGTAATCGTTACGAAAAAGGGAAATCACAAAAAGAACACAACTACCTCTATAATCGGCTATATGAATGAAGCAACATCATCAAGCGCGACACCGCGCACAAAGGCAACAGCAAAGACAACAGCCAAGGCAGCGGCCACAAAGACAACGAGGACAGCCGCGAAATCAACCGCAAAGACGACAACCAAAAAACCAACCACCAAGCGCACTTCCAAGCCGAAAACCGCAACGAAGCGAACCGTCGGCGAAACTCCAGCACCTATCATCAACCGCACCAGCCCGGAACAGTTCGGCCGCGTAAACGTTCTTGACATCACTCCGTCCGCCGAAAACGGCCTGTACCCGGCTCGCGTGGAGCTTGGCGAGGCATTCAAGGTCACCGCGCAGGTGTTCATCGAAGGCCGCACCAAGGCCGGTGCCACCGTGTCCGTACGCAACACGCGCGGCACCGAGAAGGCCCGCTTCCCCATGACCTGCACCAACCCCGGCCTGGACCGCTGGGAAGCGATGGTCAAGATCGGCGACCACAGCGACCTGAAGCCGTGGGAAGATGGCTATGCCGACGTCAAGAAGCAGCTCGGCGAATGGCACATCGTGGTCGAAGGCTGGGAAGATACGTACGCTTCCTGGCTGCACGACGCGCAAATCAAGGTCGAGGTCGGCGACGATGTGGAGAACGCGCTGGAATCCGGCGCGCAGCTGCTGGAACGTTGGGCTGGCGCACGCGATTCCAAGCTGACCGCCGACGACAAGAAGACGCTGCGCGAAGCGGCGAAGGCCGTTGCCGACAAGTCGCTCGACGCGACCGCGCGTCTTGCCGCAGCGACCACCGACGCAATCGCAAGCCTGCATGAAACCAATCCGCTGCGCGACGGCCTGAGCGCGTCGAATCCGCAGCGCTTCCGCGTGGAGCGTCCGAAGTCGAGCTTCGCCGCATGGTACCAGTTCTTCCCGCGTTCCGAAGGCGCGTATTTCGACGCCGACGGCAAGATCGTGCAGGGCACGCTGAAGACGGCGCTGTCCGGCCTCGACCGCGCGAAGGCCGAAGGCTTCGACATCGTGTACCTGCCGCCGATCTTCCCGATTGGCGTGACCAACAGCAAGGGCCGCAACAACACGCTGATTGCCGGACCGCACGATCCGGGCT